GTCAAGTGGGGTGTTGATGAGGCGCACACCCTAAAGAAACTAAACATCAAGAACGTGCCATCACCCATTGAGGGTAAGTACGATTGGCCCGGGCAGTATAAGCCATACACACACCAACGTGTTACAGCGTCTTTCCTTACGATGAACCGGAGATCGTTCTGTTTCAACGAGCAGGGTACTGGCAAAACCGCCTCTGCAATCTGGGCGTCCGACTTCCTGATGAAGCAGGGCAAGATCAGACGTGTGTTGGTCATCTGCCCTCTCTCGATTATGGACAGCGCGTGGCGCAATGATTTGTTTTCATTTGCGATGCACCGAACCGTGGATGTGGCATACGGTGCTAAAGAAAAGCGCAAGAAGATAATCAACCAAGGCTCTGATTACGTCATCATCAACTACGATGGTGTGGAGATTGTGGCTGACGAGATTGCCAAGGGTGGGTTCGATTGCATCATTGTTGACGAGGCTACACATTATAAGAACGCACAGACCAAGCGATGGAAAACACTGAATAAGTTATTAACGGACGACACTTGGCTCTGGATGATGACTGGTACACCTGCGGCTCAATCGCCGTTGGATGCGTATGGTATCGCCAAGCTAGTCAACCCGACTGCGGTACCGAGGTTCTTTGGATCATGGCGCGATCAGGTCATGCGCAAGATCACGCAGTTTAAGTGGCAACCGAAAGAGGATGCGACTGATACGGTGTTCCGCGTGTTGCGACCCGCGATCCGCTTTACCAAAGAAGAGTGCCTTGACCTACCCGAGATGGTCTACACCAAACGTGAGGTCGAACTGACCCGACAGCAAGCCAAATACTACAAGCAACTTAAAGATAAACTTGTTTTACAGGCGGCAGGGGAAGAGGTCACGGCTGCAAATGCAGCAATTAACATGAGTAAACTCCTGCAAATATCTTCTGGTGCGGTCTATACCGATGGCGGAGAGAGCCTAGAGTTCGACATCAAGCACCGTTACAAAGTGTTACGCGAAGTGATTGACGAGAGTTCCAAGAAGGTCTTGGTGTTCGTACCATTCAAACACACGATTGATATTTTGACTGCGAAGCTACGCGCCGATGGGGTTACCACTGAAGTAATCAGGGGTGATGTACCTGCACCGAAGCGTACCGAGATATTCCGACAGTTCCAAAAAGAAGATGATCCAAAGGTGCTTGTCATCCAGCCGCAGTCAGCCGCACACGGTGTTACGTTAACAGCCGCAAACACAGTTGTGTGGTGGGGTCCAACCAGTTCGTTGGAGACTTACGCCCAAGCTAATGCTCGTGTTCACAGGTCAGGACAAGATCACAAATGCACCGTCGTGCAGCTCCAAGGTTCTCAGGTAGAGAAACGTGTTTACGCACTATTAGACAATAGAATAGATGTACACACAAGAATGATTGATCTTTACAAAGAAATACTTGACTAAGATAAAGTTTGCCAGTAGAGTGAACATCCCGACACTTTTTGTCGTGCGAAAAGGAGAACATTATGAGTGAGGTAAATGATGGGTTGGCTCAAAAGCTGACCAAAGTCTACTTGAAAATCCGTGATGAAAAGGCTCGCCTTTCTGCGGAGTTCAAGAAGCAAGAAGATGACCTTAACCAACAACTGGATAAGGTTAAAGCCGCGCTACTCGACTTCTGCAAAGAACAAGGAGTTGACAGCGTAAAGACTTCAGAAGGTCTTTTCTATCGTTCCGTTAAAACACGTTACTGGACTAGCGACTGGGAAGCTATGCACCAATTTGTCATGGAGCATAACGTGCCTGAGTTTCTGGAAAAGCGTCTTAACCAGACGAATGTAAAAACCTTCCTTGAAGAAAATCCAGATGTGGTTCCCAAGGGGCTAAATGTGGATTCTGAATATATCATATCTGTGAGGAAAAAATAATGACTGGACCTTTTGTACCAATCGAAGACTTGTCCAAGCACTTCTCTGTGTCAGTTTCGACAATCAGAGCATGGGTGCGTCAAGGACATATCCCGAAAGACACCTACATCAAAGTAGGCAACACGTATCGGTTTTCTATTGATGACGTGTCAGTCGCTTTAACCACTAAGGATGCAGACAAACCTAACCACAACGGCGCAAGTTCCGTTGTAATGGCAGGTGGTCTGGAGACTATTGGTGAAGTGAGTTTCATAGAGCACGATGAAGTACCCGATATTAACTTAGACGAAGACATGTAAGGAGAAACCGATGTCCGATATTACCTTGTTTGAAAACAATGCGCTTGCGAACAGTGATCTGTTCAAAGAATTACAAGATGTTAACAATAACCTGTTAAGTGGTTCTGGTGGGGGCGAACAAAACCGCCGTATCAGCCTTAACGGTAAAGCGTTCCGCGAGATTGTTAACGGTGAAGAAGTCTCTGTGAGTGATGACAATAACATGAATATGGTTATTCTTAACGCCGCTAAGATTTCTCGTTCTTTTTATGAAGGCGTTTACGATCCCAAAACCCCTGCGGCTCCCACATGTTGGTCTGCGGATACTGACGCGCCATCACCCGATGTGCCAGAAGATCAGCGCCAAGCAGATCGTTGCATGGACTGCAAACAGAATGTGAAAGGGTCAGGCCAAGGCGAAGGCCGTGCGTGTCGTTACGCACAGCGGATTGCCGTAGCGTTAGAAGGACAACTTGATAAGGTGTACCAACTACAGCTACCTGCAACTTCTGTCTTTGGTCAGGCTAAAGATGGCAATATGCCAATGCAAGCCTATGCTAACTTCTTAAATGCACACAACACTCCTGCTATCGCAGTCATCACAAACGTGCGTTTTGATAAGAGTGCCAGTGTGCCGAAGCTGTTTTTCAAGGCTGTTCGTCCACTGGATGAAGAAGAATTGCAACAAGTAGTTGCGCTAAAAGACAGCCCTGCTACTGTCAAAGCTATTACTTTTACGGTTGCTCAGACTGATGGTGTAGACAAATCTGCACCGAAAGCAGAAGCACCTAAAAAGAAAGAAGCGGCAAAACCCCTGTTTGATAATGGGGAAGACGCACCTGTTGAGGAGCCTACTAAAGTCGTCAAGAAAACCTCACCTGCTCCAAGTGGGGACGATGGCGACTTGAGTTCGATTATCGACAACTGGGACGACTAGACCTATTCGTCGTCAGGGTAATCGGACATCACCACGGTGGGGGTTAATCCTCTACTGTGGTGAATTAGGCAATGGGTGGTACAATGGAAGCAATAACATTTTTAAAAAAGGCGTTGAGTAGTGAGGGCTACTACTGCGTCTTTGCGGCGAGGTCGTCTGATGAACGTAAAACACAAAAGTTCTATGACACGATTGATGCCGTTGTCGATGCCGCCCACAATTTTGACCAAGAAGGATATGATGTTTACTTTGGACTAGCTACGTTTAATGAGGCAGGTTCTCGTAAAGTTGATAATGTTAAGCACCTCAGTGCGTTCTTCCTCGATCTTGATTGTGGGCCAAGCAAAGAATTTACATCGCAAGAACAAGCGATAAAAGCCCTACATACTTTCTGTAAAAAGCATACTCTGCCAAGACCAACGATGGTCAACTCAGGGCGTGGTGTGCACGTCTACTGGTTCCTGTCGGAAGCGGTGGGCTACGAGGATTGGTATCCTGTAGCAGAGCGATTAAAACGGCTTTGCGCAGAAGATAACTTTGCCGCCGATCCCGCTGTTACGGCGGATGCGGCTCGTGTGTTAAGAGTTCCTCACACACATAACTACAAGACTAATCCCCCGTCAGACGTTACTTTCTTTGGCCTCACGCCAAAGTTTGAGGCGGTGGATTTCGATGCGTTCTCGGAGTTACTCGGGTCAGACCCGATACCAGTTCCGACCAAATACACGCCTGTGGCAATGAACACGACCATGCAAAACCTGATGGGCAATCAGGAAAGCGTGTTCAGAGACATCCTACTGAAAACAAGTATGGGTAAGGGGTGCGCTCAGATTGCATACATCATGCAAAACCAAGAAACTATGAGCGAACCAATGTGGAGAGCGGGGCTTTCGATTGCGAAGTTCTGCGTGGATGGTGACAAAGCCGCACATAAACTCTCACACAAGCATCCTGATTACACTGCACAGGAAACGCTAAAGAAACTAAGCCTGATAAAAGGTCCATATACATGCGCTAGGTTTGACGAATATAGACCTGATGTATGTTCGGAGTGTCCGCATTGGGGGAAGTTCAAATCCCCTATCGTATTGGGAAAGAAGCTACGCGAAGCCGAAATTGATGATGAAGGCAACTATGTAGCGGAACCCGACACACCAGAGGAGCCAACACATGTTATACCGAAGTATCCACCGCCCTATGTGCGTGGGTCAAATGGTGGGGTGTATATACGCACCCGAAACGAGGACGGAGATGTAGACGAGAAACGAATATACCATAACGACTTATACGTTGTTAAGCGTATCCGCGACCCCGAGTTGGGCGAGTCGCTAGTGATGCGTCTCCATCTTCCAAGAGACGGTGTGCAAGAGTTCACACTACCTATGAGTTCAGTAACATCGGGTGAGGAGTTTCGTAAGAAGCTATCTTCGCAGGGTGTTGCAGTTAAAAAGATGGATGATTTAATGTCTTATACACTTAGTTGGGTGGATGAATTACAAGCCACCAGTACAGCAGATCAAGCCCACGTCCAGTTCGGATGGGCTAATGATAAATACGACTCGTTTATTCTGGGCAATCAAAACATCAGACCAGATTGTATTGAGTTCAACCCACCTGCCAACCAGACGATAGGTTTCTTTCCCGCGTTTGAACCGAAGGGTAGCTTTGAGGATTGGCGAAATAACTTACAAGTGTGGGGTGAAGACAGGTTTGCGTTGCAACAATTTGCGTTTGGCATGGGTTTCGGCAGTCCGATAATGGAGTTCCTAAACGAAAACTGCGGGGCAGTAGCGTTTGTAAACAATGACTCTGGTATAGGCAAAACCACGATGATGTATGCGGCGGCAGGTATTTGGGGGAACCCAGAGAAACTTGTTTTAGATAAAGCTGACACTGTTGCCTTCAAGATGAACCGTGCCGAGGTGATGCACAGCATCATAACAGGGATTGATGAAGTTACCAACCTAACCCCAAAGCAGATGTCTGATCTACTTTATCAAGGTACTACAGGTAGACAGCGGGGGCGTATGACTGCCAGTGCTAACGTGGAAAGGCACCAAGGCAGGGGATGGAACTTGTTAATGCAGTACACGGCAAACGCTTCAATCATTGAGACTGTAAGTCGTGGTAAAGCTATGCCGAAAGCAGAGGCACAACGGATACTTGAGTGTCGCGTAGAAAAAATGTTTGATGAGGTTAAAGACAAAGAAATAACCGATGCGTTCAAGGCTAACATTTTCGGCAACTATGGTCACGCAGGGATACCGTTCATCCAGTGGGTAATGAATAATCTGGATGAAACTCGCGCCATTATCAAGAAGGTGCAACGTGCTGTTGATGACAAGGCTCAGTTAACATCTGAAAACAGGTTTTGGTCTGACACAATCACTGCCACAATAACAGGGCTATTGATTGCTAAGAAGGTAGGGCTACACGATTTCAACGTACAGAATGTGTTTAAGTGGGCTACTACTGACCTGATTGCGCAGAACAGACGTGGCATAAGTGAGATGGCAGGGTCAGTGACGGATGTACTTGGTGACTTCTTTGCCGAGAACATCAGCTATATCTTGCAGATCAAAAGCACCGCAGATAATCGTGGTGTGCACGAGAACGGTTTAGACGAACACGTTATACCCGAACAGGTAGCACGAGGCCGTTTGGTGGCACGATACGAGACAGACACAAAGCTATTCTTTGTAAAACCAAAACCACTAAAAGAGTGGTGTGGTGAGTTGCAAATAAACTACGCCCATTTAGTTGGCGAAATCATGAAGAAACACAACGGCAAACGTAAAAAGGTGCGGCTGACCAAGGGTACTAACCTTGTGCTCCCCCCTGCCGATGTGGTCGTCATGAAGTTCGATGCGGAGCCAGAAAATGACAGTGTGGAAGACATATGATCTGCACCCTGACGGAGTACGCATCCAAGTAAACTGGGATAAAATGGTTATTGGTGCTTCGGTTTTCATACCGTGCATCAATACAGAGGAGGCCAAAAATCAATGCGCCAAATTGTTTGCCGAGAAAGGTTGGACTTTAGACCACCGAGTCCGTATCGAAAGTGGCAATTTGGGGTTACGCATCTGGCGAACTATGTGATATAGTGAAATTGATAGTTTGTTGGCCCTCACTGGCAGGCTGTCGTTCTCCTCTTAGCCCCCTGACCGAAAGGTTGGGGGGTTTTCATTTATCGGTTGTACTCACTACGGCTTTGCTCAATCGCATAACGCACCAGTGGGTTGATGGTAACGCCGTTATACATCTCATAAGAAGTTCGCCTGTGCGAGTTTAGAGACTTCTGTATGTCCTCGTTGGCGATAGAGGCATATGGGTGCTTGTCATTGAACTCAAAGATTTCGTCCAAGATCGCTGAACTCTCGTCGAAGTCACTCATACGCAGTGCCACATAATAACGACGCATCAGGTTACTACGCTCGTCAACTATGGCCCGCTCCACACGTTTGTCGCGTTGGTTTTGCTCCTGTTGGAAGATGTAATCCGCAGGGGCGAAGCCGATACCTTGAGCCATCATCTCCCATGTAGACATATCCGCGTACATCGGATCGTTACGCCGTGTATAGATACCACCTTGTTGTTGATAGCGTCCGAAGGTCGTCTTGTAGGCGTTTGCCACACCTGCGGGGAGCGCACTCTCAATACCACGTTGGATTTCACCG